TGGAATCCTAGCAGCATCTAGGGTCCCGGTCGTTATTTTTGCCGTGTCTAAAGCTGGAATCCTAGCAGCATCTAGGGTCCCAGTCGTAATTTTCGCTGTGTCTAAAGCTGGAATCCTAGCAGCATCTAGGGTCCCGGTCGTTATTTTTGCCGTGTCTAAAGCTGGAATCCTAGCAGCATCTAGGGTCCCAGTCGTAATTTTCGCTGTGTCTAAAGCTGGAATCCTAGCAGCATCTAGGGTCCCGGTCGTTATTTTCGCCGTGTCTAAAGCTGGAATCCTAGCAACATCGAGGGTCCCCGTAATTTGTGCAGCTGGAAGTGCTGTAAGCCCAGACCCGTCTCCAGTAAACGCTGTCGCGGTCACAGTGCCAACAACATCGAGGGCTGTCGCGGGATCCGTCTTCCCCACCCCGACCCTATCATTCACCGTATCGACGAAGAGGGTATCGGTATCGACGACGACGTTCCCGGTCACGGACAATTCCTTCCCCACCTCTACATTTGCGGTGATGAGCGCGTCCCCCACGACGTGTAAATTAGACGTGGGTCCGTTGACATCGACCCCGATCCCCAAACTCGACTTTACCGTATCGATGACAACGTTCGAAGTCGCGCCGACGAACGTAGCTTTGTTCGTTCCCTGAAACTTTAGGATACCGTTCGTGGCCATATCTACTATTTGGGGAGGTTTTTTTAAGTGATGAAGTCACTTGGATAGGGAACAGTCGCTTCGCGACTGGGTGGTTTTTTCTTACAAAGTGGGATGCACTTTGGAGGAAATTGGTTTATGGAGTTGGAATTGGGGGCCACTCAACACCGGTGAGGTTCCCGTCTTCATCGAGATCCGGTGAAGACATACCCGGGAGGTCACGGAGATGTTGGCGGTAACGACCCCATTTTTTACGGGTCTCTGGATTTATGGGGAAATCCATAAAGGCGTATTTATCTGTGGAGGGAATCAATGCGTCCCGCTCTGAGCGGAGCTTCGTCATTGCCTCAATTTTACGGTCGTCTACAGCTTTTGCAGCTGCAAACTCTTCCGGTGTTTGTTCGGGGGGGATGGGTTCGCTCATATGGTATACGCTTATGTTATATTTGTGTGATTTTTACATACCCATGCTGGTCACGGACTGTACGTATTGTATTTGACTGACTGGTACCACTATTATAGGAACCACCACCTCCACCTTGACCCCTATCCGCCCATTGACCGCAACCACCACCACTATACCCACCACCACCACCCGCGACCAAGCCACCACCACCACCACCACCACCAAACCCACCGTAGATCTCCGCACCACCCCAACTTCTTCCGTTTCGACCACCCCTACTAGGGTACGAGGCGTCCGTGAAAGATTGAGCCGAATCCCCAGCGGGGGTACCGCTTGGCGTGGCGCCATCACCACTAAACCCAGCACCAGCGCCACCATTGACACCGGAACCACCACCACCACTGGTTCCACCAAGGCCACCTGCATAACCAGGAGGGTCACCACCCTGTATACCAGCGGTACCCGTATTTGCGTCCTTACCGATGACGAACGAGCTCCCTCTGTTGCTGTATCCGGAAGAACCACCACCACCACCTGCGATGACCAGTATCGAACCGGTTGAGTTATACGGTGTTTTAATTACAAATGTACCACCACCACCACCAGAGATGGTCCCAGCACTGTCATATATATGATTACCAACTTCCCCCATCTGGCCGACGAGTATTTTAATAATATCACCGCTACTCAATGCGAAGGTTCCACGCATAATAGCACCATAGCCGCCATAATATATCGAACTGCTATACGACGCCGAACCCGTACTCGAGCCAGCTGCCTCGATCTCATACAATCCACTAATAGGTACAGTCCATTCTTGGATTCCTGCCGTAACGTTCAAATTACTGGTATAACCCGTCCAGTCCGGTGAATACGCGTCAGACCCAGTGGTTAAATCGGTGAGTGTTGGACCATTCTGTCCCGTCACACCCGCATTCGTGAACGTGAACGGATTTGGGCTAAAGGAGTAGAGTGCACTAACCCCCTTGATATTGATTACTCTATCTGCGAACTGTCCACTACCGTTATCGGTCAATCGGAATGTTACGGGAGTTGTAATATCCAATTGATCTGCCGCAATTTGACCTGTTATATCACCCGTACTCCCCGTAAGGACGAGGGTGCCTCCACCCACTTTAGCTGGTAAGGTCTGAACAGCAGACAGGGGTGATATAGAGAATGTTCCTCCCCACGATCCAGTCGATGACACACCAGCACCATCTGTACCCGCGAGTGTTTTAGTCGTGGTCGAGTTAATATCGAAGCTCTGAATCGCACCAACCGCGGTGGTCCACCCAACCGCAAACCCAATCGCGGCAGTACTGGTCCCGATCAGACCCGAGGTGGAGCTGACTCTAACTTTATACGGTTGATTTGCGATGGTGAATCGTCCATCATCCAAAAGACCGTAGTATTCAATCTCCCCGACGCGCATATGTTGGATGCCTGACCGTTTTACTAACAGTTTAAAATATTTGAAAAAACTAGTTGAACCCCCGGATAATGTTGTGACATCTTGAACACCGGCGGTGAACACCGCGTCAGTTTCACTATGAAGTAAGGTCCAACTTGTATTATCGTTGCTCCCTAATACAACATATGATTGCATCAAATACGAAGAGGTGGACGCGGCGTATGCAGTTGTTACAAAACGAGTTAATTTAATTTTATTAGGTAATTCCAATTGTATCCAATGACCCACGTGTGCATCTCCAACTGTATCTATAAATGATGGAAGTACACCACTGATTGCCACGGCACCGAAGGGGGTAGTTGAGGAGTAACCATTCTGGACTAACCACGCTGTTGTGGTCGGGTAGCCGTCAAAGGCTCTCCATGCTTGCTCACTCGAACCTTCTACATTCCTAGTCACGACGTACCCACCTTGGGACGCTGAAGTCATATCAATGTCTGGATAGGCAACGGCGTGCCCGTCTGCAATTTTAAAAGTCACTTGGGTCCCGGCAGCGTTCGGTGGGGTCGTATTAAAAACACTGTGTGTGTTTCCATCGGCACCTTCCAGTTGTACCGTCGATCCACTGACAATACCCGTACCGGTAGCCGTGAATACCTGGGTTGCTGAATCAAAGATGAAGTCTGAGTCGGTTAATTCGTTGTAGTCGAAGATATGGGCGGCCCCGGCGTTGGTATCAACCGTGTCCTCTTGTGGCGCCCCCATGATAAGCGTCGTCCCGTTCGAGTTCATGGCGACATAGTAGCCGATGCGGGCGGTTGCCAAGCCGGCCGCCATCTTCAAACCCGTATCCCACGCCCCATCACTGTAGGTGAAGAGATAGGCGGAACCCGATTGACTCGATTTGAACGGCGCCCCCACGAGAACCTTCGTCCCGTCCGCGTTCATGGCGACGCTCCTACCGAAGTCGTCCCCCGCCTGTAGGTCCGATGACACAATCTTCGTACCCGCACCCCAAGACCCACTACCACTACTGTAGGTGAAGATATAGGCGGCACCGGCGTTAGCACCCCCTGCGTCCTCAAACTCCGCCCCCACGATAACCTTCGTCCCGTCCGAGTTAATGGCGGTGCTCCAACCGAAATTGTCATTCGTCCCGTCCGCGTCCACTGGTGCCAAAATCTTCGTACCTGCATCCCAAGACCCACTACCACTACTGTAGGTGAAGATATAGGCGGCCCCGGAATTGGTGAAACTGGTGTCATCGTATCTCGCCCCCACGATAATTTTCGTCCCGTCCCCGGAGATAGAGGCGCTGCTGCCGAAATAGTCCTGGTATGTCCGAGTTGGGGCCACAAGCTTCACCTCTGAACCCCATGTCGAACCATCGTAGGTGTATATATAGGCGGCACCATAATAGTCTGTGGGACTTTCATACTCACTCGTCACGACAACCCTCGTCCCATCCGAGCTCATGGAGACACTCTCACCGAATCGGTCAGTCACCGCCTTATCAGATGCCGTAATGATCACCTCTGAACCCCATGTCGAACCATCGTAGGTGTATATATATGCGGTACCGGCGGAGCTGAGATCGGCCGGGTCTGATGCGATGCTCCCCACGATAACTTTCGTCCCGTCCCCGGACATAGAGACGCTGTGGCCGAACTTGTCATTATCCAACGAGTTCGATGCCACAAGCTTCCCTTCTTGAGACCATGTCGTTCCACTCAAGGCGAAGATATAGGCGGCACCGTGGGAATTAGCCCCCCCATTCGCCTCCCCCACGATAACCTTCGTCCCGGTTGAGTTCATGGCGACGCTCCAACCGAATCCGTCTTGCGCCGCCGCGGTCGACGCGAAAATCCTCGTACCCGTATCCCATCCAACCGTATTCCCACCACTAGTAAGTGTGGTTAACGGCGAAATACCTGTGACCGTGGGTGGTTGGGCGATAGGGGCCCACCCCGCCGCTGCGTAGCCTTCCATGAACCCGGTTGTGGAGTTATAGCGGATCGTACCCAGGGTAGGGTTCGCCGGTCTCTGTGCCGTAGTGCCACTGCCTAGAGTGCTACCCCCTGTCCCGGTGACCGCAAGGTCTGTTGACTCAACCCGACCTGAAACCATCAGTTCAGCCGTTGATGAGATACTCGCCGTAGCTCCCATACCAGCTTGGGCTGTACAGAAATAGTAAAGTGTTGTTGGGGCACCCGCTGGGACTACAAACGTTCTCTTTTCAGTACTTCCATACGCACCCGTAGTTGTTATACCCGTATCATATGAAGACCCACTAGCGGTTTCTGAAAATATAAAAGGGTGACCCGATAGTGTCGAACTAGATAGGTCGAAAATATACGTTTGGT